ACGTGATGGGCGAACAGATCAACAACCGCGCCGAGATCAGCTTCCGCCCCCAGAGCGGCGCTCCCTCTGAGACGGCCGAGGCCCTGACGAAGGTCTTCAAACAGATCAGCGACAACAACAAGCTCGACTGGCTGCGCAGCGACATGTTCGCCGACGGCATCATCACCTCCCGGGGCTTCCTGGACGCCCGGATCGACCACAACGACCACATGCAGGGCGAGGTGCGGATCACCAAGCTGAACCCCAAGAACGTCGTCATCGACCCGGACGGCGAGGACTACGACCCCGACACCTGGTCCGACGTGCACACGACCAAGTGGGTCACCGCGGACGACATCGCCGTCCTCTATAACGAGGAAGACGCCGAGTACCTGCGCACCCGGGACGCCAGCCAGTCGCCCTACGGTGTGGACAGTATCCAGGAGCACCGCGACCGGTTCGGCGACCCTCATGGGCCGACCTACGCTGACGGGCAGGACAACACGAACGTGGTGCGCAACCTGCGCCTGATTGAACGCCAGTACCGCATGCTGGATCGGCAGAAGCACTTCGTGAGCCAGGATGGGGACACCCGCCCAATACCTAAAGACTTCACCCCCGAACGGATTAAGCAGTTCCAGGCCACGTTCGGCCTGGAGGTCATCGTCAAGCTAGTGCGCCGCATCCGCTGGACGGTCATCTGTGACAGCGTAGTGCTGCACGACGACTGGAGTCCGTATAAGCACTTCACGATCATCCCGTACTTCCCCCACTTTCGCCACGGCTCCACCCTGGGCCTGGTCGAGAACCTCCTGGACCCTCAGGAGGTGCTGAACAAGGTGACCAGCCAGGAGCTGCACGTCATCAACACCACGGCCAACAGCGGCTACAAGGTCCGTGCTGGCGCACTGGTGAACATGACGGTCGAGGAGCTGGAGCGCAAGGGTGCCCAGACTGGGCTGGTGATCGAGGTGAACGGCGACCCGGACAAGGACGTCCAGAAGATCGCTCCGAACCAGGTCCCTACCGGCCTGGACCGCATCTCCTACAAGGCTGAGGAGAGCATCAAGACGATCTCCGGCGTGTCCGACAGCATGCAGGGCTTCGACCGCGAGGACGTGGCCGCCAAAGCCATCCAGGCCAAGCGCCAGGCGGGCAGCACGAACCTGGTCAAGCCGCTGGACAGCCTGACGCGCACCGACCACATCCTGGCGCGCAACGTGCTGGACCTGGTACAGGAGTTCTACACCGAAGAGCGCCTGATGACCATCACGAAGAACTCCATGACCGGCGAGACCGAGGACTTCGCCGTCAACCAGCCCACCCCCGAGGGCACGATCGTCAATGACCTGACCCTGGGTGAGTACGCCGTGGTGGTCAGTTCGGTACCGCTGCGCGAGACCCTCGAAGACAGCCAGTTCGAGCAGGCCATGGCCCTGCGTGAGGCCGGGGTGCAGATCCCCGACAGCGTGCTCATCGAGTCGAGCCGCCTGCAGCGCAAGACCGAGGTCATCAAGCTCATGGAAGGCGACAAGAACAGCCCCGAGGCTCAGCTGCAGGCCGAGCTGCAGCGCCGTGCCCAGGAGGCCGAGGTGTCCAAAGCCGAGGGCGAGGCCGCTCAGAAACACGCCGACGCAGGCCTGAAGGGGGCCAAGACCCAGGAGGTCGCCGTCAACACCCAGATCGCCGCCCGGGGCGAGCCGGACGACGGCGGCGCCCAGGCGAAGATGGCCGAGGCCGAGACCAAGGCCGCCCAGGCGGAACACGACGCAGCCCTCAAGGAGCGCCAGTTCGAGCGCGACACGCAGATCAAATTTATGGAGTTTGGCCTGCGCCGCGAGGAAATGGGTATGAATCAGCAGATGAAGGCTGCTGACATGCAGATGAAGCGCGAGCAGAGCCGCGCGGACAACGCACGGATGGCGGCGCAGTCCGCCCAAAGGCAACCAACACAAGGAGTCCCGAGATGAACCCACTTCTGCGCGCCATGATGGCCCGATACATGAAACCAGCCGGCGACGACGGCTCAGACACCGGCGGCACTGACGTCAGCCTGGCCGATCGCGGCGATGACTTTGTCGCTACCGACGATGACGCCCCCAAAGCCGCCAAGCCCGACGAGTCCGCCCTGAAGGACCCCTTCGAAGATGGGGAGGAGGGCGAGGGCGAGGGCGAGGGCGAGGGCGAGGGTGAGGGCGAGGGCGAAGACGCCGAGGCGGAGGCCGCCAAGGCCAAAGCCAAGAATGCCCGCATCCCACTGAACCGCCACAAGGAGATCCTGGCCAAGGAGCGCCAGCAGCGCGAGGCCCTGGAGCAGCGCTTGGCCCAGTACGAGCGCGGGCAGCAGGGCGCCCAGACCAATGAGGAGCTGACCTCCCTGGAGGACGGCATCCTGGCTATGGAGCGGCAGTACAACTCGCTCCTGGCCGACGGCGAAATCGAGCAGGCCACCGCGCTGATGTCGAGGATCCGCCAGACCGAACGCCAGATCGTCGAGACTAAGGCCGAAATGCGCTCCCAGGCGGCGGAGGTCCGTGCCCGCGAGTCCGCCCGCTACGACATTGCCCTGGAACGGATCGAGGAAAGCTACCCTGAGCTGAACCCGGATGATGACGCCTACGACAAGGAGCTGGTGGTCGATGTCATCGACCTCAAGGCCGTGTATCAGGGGCGTGGCATGCCCCCGACCAAAGCCCTGCAGGCCGCAGTGAAGAAGCTGCTGGGCCAGGACACCCGCGCCCAGAAGAACGCCACCACCGTCGCGCCCCGCGTGACCGACCAGGACGTTGCCGCTGAGCGCAAGAAGGGCGCCGTCCAGAAGACCGCCGACGCCGCCCGCCGCACGCCGCCCAGTTCCCGGGACGTGGGGCTGGACAGCGACAAGGCCGGAAAACTCAGCTCCCGCGACATCATGAGCATGAAGCAGGAGGACTTCAACAAGCTGGATGAGACCGCCCTCGCCAAACTGCGCGGAGACATCGCATGAACCACATCACATCCCCCGACACGTCCGACGCTGGCATCGAGCGCCTGATCCAGGCCAAGGGCAAGACGGCCGCCCGCGTCACGCCTGCGGACATCGAGGCGAACATCGCCAGCTACTTCTACTTCACCGCTGCGCAGGCTGCGCGGGCTATCGACCGCACGGTCGCTGCGGATTCGCCCCTGCACCTCCTCACCTTCTGCGTGCTGGTGCTGAAGAACGGATACACCGTGACGGGCGAAAGCGCCTGCGCCAGCCCCGAGAACTTCGATGCAGAGATCGGCCGCCGCATCGCCCGCGAGAACGCTGTACAGAAGATCTGGCCGCTGCTCGGGTTCGCTTTGAAGGAGAGGCTGCATACCGAAGGCGGCGCCTCCTGACCCACTCTACACCGAGGAACACCTAACACCCCCGGGTGTCTCCTTGTCCGGTGAAAGTCCGGGCTTTGGCCCAGCGTAGGAATGCGCTGGGTCTTTTTTCTTGGCGTCGTTTATCTTTTTACGAGTAGAATGTGCGCTATTCGGCTTTGGTAAGTTCACGACAGCAACTTCCACCTTTCGTTGGTCGAGACGAGACATCGGCAAAGAGGGTCGCAAGACCAGTTTTGTTTGTCCATCGAGAGGAGGTGCCGCATGGCGCTCACTAATTTCGGCGCGCTGACCGCCGAGCAAAAAACCATCTGGGGCATGGACCTGTGGAAGCAGGCCCGCAATCGCTCCTTTATCAATAAGTTCCTGGGCAAGGGCCCCGACAGCCTGATCCAGCACATCACTGAGATGAAGAAGTCCGAGAAGGGCGCCCGCGCAGTCATCACGCTGCTGGCCGACCTGACCGGCGACGGCGTGGCCGGCGACCGCACGCTGGAAGGCAACGAAGAGGCGATGCAGACCTTCGAGCAGGTCATCCAGATCGACCAGCTCCGTCACGCCAACCGCCACCAGGGCCGCATGGCCGACCAGAAGTCGATCGTCGAGTTCCGGGGCAACAGCCGCAACGTGCTGTCCTACTGGATCGCCGACCGTATCGACCAGATGGCGTTCCTGACCATGTCCGGCCAGTCGTACGCGCTGCACAACGACGGCCGCGCCCGCCTGGGCTCCGACCTGAAGAACCTCGAGTTCGCTGCTGACGTCTCTGCACCCACCTCGGGCCGCCGCCTGCGCTGGGACAACAGCGGCTCAGTGGGCGAGGGCGTGCTGGTCTCCGGCGCCGCTACCTCGGACGTGGCGACCGCCGACCTCCCGTGCTGGAACATGTTCCTGGCACTGAAGGCCTACGCCAAGAACCGCTACATCCGTGGCGTCGGTGGCGCGGGCGGGGACGAGACCTACCACGCCTTCCTGACCCCCACGGCCATGATGCGCCTCAAGCAGGACCCCAACTTCCGCGACAACCTGCGCCATGCGCAGCAGCGCGGTGATGGCAACGACCTGTTCACTGGCAGCAACAGCGTGAAGATCGACGGCGTGCATCTGCACGAGTTCCGCCACGTCTACAACACCTCCGGTGCAGCCACGAAGTGGGGCGGCGGCGCGGTGGACGGCTGCCAGGTGCTGTTCTGCGGCGCCCAGGCGCTGGGCATGGCCGACCTCGGCGCCCCGTACTGGGACGAGGAGGGTTTCGACTACTCGAACCAGCAGGGCATCTCGGTCGGCAAGATCCTGGGCTTCAAGAAGCCCAAGTTCGAGTCCATCTACGAAGCGGGCGCGTCCGAAGACTTCGGCGTCATCTCCTGCTACGTGGCCCAGTAAGCAGCCGGGCGAGCCTTCGGGCTCGCCTCGTTCATCTTCCAAAGAAATAGGAGCGCTCCATGGCCCTCAAGAAAATCACCCGCGCTGCTCAGTGGCCCCTGGTCGCTGAGTTCACCGCGTCCTTCAGCGACACGGCTAAGGACGCCGTTACCGGTGCCGTCAAAGGCTTCGGTACCACCATCGCCGAGAACCTCATCCTCGACGCTATCGCGCTGCCCCAAGGCGCGGTGGTGTGCGGCGGCGAGGTCATCGTCGAGACCCAGGGCGTCGGCCCCACGGCCTACACCGTGAAGCTGGGCGTGACCGGCGACGACGCCTGCTTCCTGGCCGCGTCGGACCTGCTGGCTACCGCCAACACCCGCTACCCGCTGCTTTTGACCAAGCAGCTGGCCGCGAACGACGGTAAGGACCTGCGTCTGACCATGGCCTCGACCGTGGCCGCCGCAACCGCCGGCAAGTTCCGCATCCGTGTCATGTACACGATCGACGGCCGAGCCGACAACCTCGCGTAAGCAGAAGGCGGGGCTTCGGCCCCGTCCTCGCATCAGCAGACCAAGGAGAAAAGAACATGAAATTCACCATGAGCCGCGACCGCGTCGTCGCCTCCACGATGGGCCACTCGATCCGCTTCGAGGCTGGCGTCCCCCAATTTGTCCCGCCTGGCCTGTACGGCGAGGTGATGGCCGCCGGCGGCGTCGCCGACGACGAGGTACCCGAGGACACCAAACCCACCTCCACCGAGCCTGTGGAGCCCCACGAGCGCGAAGCTGCCATGTTCGCTGCGTTCGAGAAGATCGCCCTGGCCAACAAGTCCGGTGACTTCACTGCAGGCGGCACGCCCCGCGACAAGGCCATGGCCCGCGAACTGGGCTGGGACCCCGAGGCCAGCGAGACCGCCACGGCCTGGAAAAAGTTCAAACTGCTGGGCACCAGCGAGTAAGCCATGAACTCGACTGAGATCCTCGAAGTCTTCCGCGACGAGATGCAGGACGTCGAGACGCCGTACCTCTGGTCGGATCTCGCCATCTACCGCTACCTCGACGACGCGCAGAAGATGTTCTGCCGCCTGACTGAAGGTATCGAGGATTCGTCGACGCCTGCCGTCTGTCGCCTGGCCATCATGGCGGGGACCGACTGGTACCCGCTCTCGCCCAAAGTCCTCAAGGTACGCGAGGCGGTCAGTACGACCACCGGGCGCCCGTACGAGATCATGAACATGGAGAAGGCGTCGCTCAACGGCGTCCACTTCAACGGGAACCCGGGGCCGCTGAAGCTGTTTGTGACCGGGCTGGAGAAGGGCAAGCTGCGCGCATGGCCGATGCCAGCCGAGAGCACCACGGTGGAGCTCCGTCTGTTCCGCCTACCGCTGGTACGCATCACCGATGCTGGCGACCAGGACCTTGAAGTCGACGAGCAGCACCACAACGCGCTGCTCCTGTGGATGAAGCACCTGGCCTTCAGCAAACAGGACGCCGAGACCTTCGACCGGGGCAAGGCAGA